TTTTAGAACTGCTTGATGCTGGTTCATACACCGGTAACATTGTGGCTTTACCTAACAACAGGGTACGGGTCACACACCCAGCTTGGTTTAACACTGGAGAAGGGGCGCCAGACTTTAGGCCGTCTCAACACATTCATTACTCAAAGTCTGATTTAGATTACACCCTGGATGTGAACCAAGTGTTTGATAACTTGTACAATGATAATTCTGATGAAGAAGAGCCCGAAGGAGATAATCTTTAATGGACCTTGTAGACTTCTCGACATACATGTATAAGCTACTACGAGAGCGCGAACAAGATATTGCAAGTTCTCTCGCACATGATGCTGCCAAAGATTGGGAGCATTACAAACTCATGGTAGGTGAGATACGGGGCCTTACCTACGCCCGTGAGGAAATAAAAGCCCTGCTGGAGAGAAACGCTGACGATGTCGAAGACCTTATATCTTCCTGAACACGTCGCGCAGAAAATGAACAAGGACAAAGAGAAGGCTCCGGCTGACTCGTCCGATGTACATAGCGCGTATGTTGACGCCACTGAGAAGGTGTTAGACCCTTCTCTATTAGATAAACCCCTTTTGGAACGACTACCGCAGCCTACTGGCTGGCGTTTATTGGTGATGCCTTATCAAGGTGCAACCAAGACGCAGGGTGGTTTACATATCCCAGATGAAATTCGAGCGCGTGAGGCTGTAGCTACTGTTGTAGCTTACGTTCTAAAGCTCGGACCTTTGGCTTATAAAGACCCAGACAAGTTTGGACAAGACGCGGCCCCTTGGTGCGCGGAAGGTCAATGGGTGTGTATTGGGCGATATTCGGGATCACGTTTTAGAATTGACGGTGGGGAGGTTCGCATCATTAACGATGATGAAGTTATCGCCACTATTCTTGAACCTGACGACATTAAACAGGTCTAGGAGAAAAACATGTCTGACGTAAACGAGGAAGTCGTCGAGAACGAAGAAGAGGGAGTTGAGATAGAGGTAGAGGATAAGGCAGATGCTGGAACCGAAGTCGAAATCGAAACCACCCCTTCAGACTCAAAGGACGAAAAAACTGAGGAAGCTGGTTCAGATGATGAACTGGATAACTACAGTAACAAAGTTCAAAACCGTATTAAGAAACTTACCGAGAAGTACCGTAAAGAAGAACGGGATCGGGAAGAAGCTGTACGGATGGCGCAACAACTTTTAAACGAGAACCAAAACCTTAAAAGCCGCATGCAAAACCTCGATAAGGGTTACCTTGCTGAATACGGCACACGGCTTGAGGCACAGGTTGAATCGGCTAAAAAGTCTTACCGTGAGGCCCACGACAGTGGTGACACGGAAAAAATGTTAGAAGCTCAAGAGTCATTGTCAAAGATGTCTATTGAGAATGAACGACTGCGTCTAGCCAAGCAGAGATCTGAGCAAACACAACCCGAGCAAGGACAACAAGTCCCTGTTCCACAACAACAAATGCAACAGGCTCCTGCTCCAAAAGCTGATCCCAAGGCTCAAGACTGGGCTGAAAAGAACGATTGGTTTGGCGCAGATGAAGTTATGACATATGCGGCATTTGGTATACATCGTAAATTAGTTGAGGAAGAAGGGTTTGACCCGACTGCAAATGACTACTATACTGAAGTTGACAAACGCATGCGCGTGGAATTTCCACACAAATTCCAGGCCGCGAAGAAATCGGGCGGAGCACAGGTCGCACCTGCTGGCGCTTCAGCTACCCGCAGTACAGCAAAAACAGGGCGCAGGTCGGTGAAGTTATCACCATCACAAATTGCGATGGCAAAACGTCTAAACGTACCGCTTGAAGAATATGCAAAATATGTGAAGGATTGATACAATGACTGATAGAAAACCGCGCGAAAGCGCAACTCGCGAAACAGAAACGCGCCGTAAACCATGGGCTCCGCCCAGCCGCCTTGCTGCACCAGAAGCCCCTGCGGGTTATGTGCATCGTTGGATTCGTACCGCAATGCGCGGTGAAGACGATAAGATGAACGTCAACACCAAACTGCGCGAAGGATGGGAACCTGTTCGTAAGGACGAGTATCCAGACTACGAAGCCCCCACAATTGACGAAGGTCGATTTGAGGGCGTCATCGGACAAGGTGGGTTGATGCTGTGCCGCATACCTGTAGAAACCGCCCAAGAACGATCCGCGTATTACGGGACCCGGACCCGCGAACAGATGGTAGCAGTTGATCAGGACCTAATGAAGGACCAACATCCTTCGATGCCGATTACTAATAGTCGGCAAAGTCGTGTATCCTTTGGAGGCTCAAAAAGAGGCTCTGAGTAATTAACTTTTGAGGTGCTATTATGGCAAATTCTAACGGATCCTTTGGGCTACGTCCCATTGGAAAAATTGGTCAAGCGACCAATTCTACCGGTATGACTGAGTATCGCATTGCATCCGACAACAGTAACCCTATCTTCCAAGGCATGCCGGTTATTCCGCTTGCTGCGGGCGTTATTGACGATCTACAAGCTGCGGCTGGTGGTAACGTCTCTATCGTGGGTGTCTTTGGCGGTTGTGAGTATGTCTCATCTACTACTGGTGAAACTATCTACTCTAACCAATGGCCCGGTTCTGGCGCGGATTCTAATTATCCTGTCAAAGCCTTTCTGTACGACGACCCAAATCAGTTGTTCACAGTTGCTACATCTAACGTAGTTGCTGCGGCAAACACTGAAGCGGAGATTCGTGCGGCTGTGTTCGCAAACATTGCGCTTGCAACAGGCAACTCTGGTTCGACCACAACTGGTATTTCGTCTGCAACAGCAGATCTGAATACTATCGCTACAACCAACACGTTGGCGTTGCGTATTATGGGTGTCCAAGATGACCCCGATAATGCTGACTTCACCGCTGCTGGTATTCCACTAATCGTTCGTATAAACAACCACTTCAATGCGCCTACCGGCTCCATTGCTGCTGGAACTGTTTCTACGACCGGCGTATAAGGAGGGTATAGACTATGGCTATTTCTCGCGCACAACTAGCGAAAGAGCTAGAACCCGGCCTAAACGCATTGTTTGGAATGGAGTATGATCGTTACGAAAACCAACATTCAGAGATTTACACAACTGAATCTTCAGACCGCGCGTTTGAGGAAGAGGTTATGTTGTCTGGATTTGGCGCAGCACCTACTAAGTCAGAAGGTTCCGCGATTAATTTCGACGATGCTAACGAAGCCTACACAGCTCGTTACAACCACGAAACCGTTGCGCTTGCGTTCTCAATCACTGAGGAAGCAATCGAGGACAACTTGTATGACCGCCTCGGCAGTCGTTACACACGCGCTCTCGCTCGCTCAATGGCCCACTCCAAGCAGGTTAAAGCTGCCGCTGTATTGAACAATGCGTTCACTGCGGGTGCTTCTGCTGGCGGTGACGGTGTTGCTCTATGCGCCACTGACCACCCGCTAACAAACGGTGGGACTTTTGCTAACGAACCATCAACTGGTGCCGATCTGAACGAAACATCTCTTGAAGATGCTTTGATCAACATCGCGGGCTATGTTGACGAACGTGGTTTGAAGGTTGCCCTTCGTGGCATGAAGTTGATGATTCCTCGTCAACTACAATTCGTTGCAGAGCGTTTGATGGTTTCCAACCTTCGCCCTGGCACATCGGATAACGATACTAACGCGATGCGTTCGATGGGAATGTTACCTGAAGGCTATGCCGTCAATGACTTCCTTACTGATCCAGATGCGTTCTTTATCAAAACAGACGCGCCTCGCGGCTTTGTTCACTTTGAGCGGACCCCGCTTTCCACTAACATGGAAGCTGATTTCGACACAGGTAACATGCGCTTTAAGGCTCGTGAGCGTTATAGCTTTGGCTTTAGCGACCCACGGTGTGTGTTTGGTTCTCCAGGCGCATAAGTTATTTAGGTTTATTATGTAGCCACCCTACATTTGAATCTATTTAAGTTAGAGGCGGTCTTCGGATCGCCTCTTTCTTTTTGTATAAACATAATGTATTGTCTTAGTATCCCTGACAGTTGCATTGGGCGACTGACTTAACCCTGACAGGAGATTCTCATGGGTAATTCTACATTTAGCGGACCAGTGCGTTCGCAAAACGGCTTTCAAGTAATTTCTACAGATGCTACCACAGGCACAGTTACCACTGTAGCAAGCACAGCTTCGACAGGTATTGTTACTAACAAGTATGTAAAGCACGTTGGCTTTGCCACTGGCGTTACAGTAAACACAACAGCGGGTGATAGCCCGACTATCGGTGAGTTTACACAACCAGCGAACACAATCATCACTGACATTAAGATTTTTTGTGACGTTGCTCCGGTTATCGGAGAAGGTGATATTGGTTACGAAGTTGGTACATCTACTTCTGGCGCACAAATTGTTGCGACTCAGGCAGACGAAATACTAGATGGCGGTACAACCGTTGTTGTACACAACGTAACGCTGACTGCATTAGTTCTTCAGACGCAGGATGGCACAACAGCCCCAGCTTCCGTTCAATATACAGACACCGCAAGAACTATTTTCTGCAACATCACTAATACAGTTGATGCCACAACAGCAGGGTCGTTCACGTTCATCATTGAGTACGTTCAAATTGCGTAATTAATCTGGTGGGGTTAACGCCCCACCTTTTTTATAGGAGGCCAAAATGGCAGGATCAGACGTAACCCCAGTCATCATCAGCGATGAGGTGGCTTTAGACGCAGACGGAATTTCAGTTGCAGCGTCAGTTGGAAACAACGCGGCTCTAGTAATTGGCGGAGCTTTAGCTTCTGGCGGAAGTGTTACAAACGCTACTGCACGACAAGTTACAATTTTGTCCGCAGGTAACGATTCATCGAAATCGTTTAATATAGTTGGCACAGATGTAAATGGTGCGGCACTTACCGAGAACCTCACTGGCGCTAATGCTGGAACAGCAACAAGCACTGGATATTTTAAAACTATTGCCAGCATAACCGCAGTTGGAAATCCAGCCGGTAACGTATCTGCTGGTATAAATGCCAATGCAGCGGGTGTAATTTTCGCTGGGCGCACTCGTTTACAAGGGTTTTCTTTTTACTCTGGCGGAACCGCTGGGAAAGCTAACCTACGGAATGGTGGTGTCACGGGAACAGAACTCATACAGTTTCGTTCGATTGGAACTGACA